TTAACTTATCAAGAAGTAAAGCACCAGTTTAAATATGAAGTGCTTGAAAGAAAAGAGTATTTAAATGCCAATATTCTTGGCAAATTCTACAAAACAAAATAATATGACAGAAATGGAAATGACAGGCCTCTTATTTAAGTTGGCTGATATTGGTATTACAGGTATTAAAGTACATTATGATGGTGGAGGAGACTCCGGTGCTATAGAAAATATAGCATATACAAAAGAGAAATGCGAAACACCAGAAGATGTTGAAGAGCATACAGAAAGCTGGCAACCAGATCTTAATCTAGCAGATGTACTAGATTCTAAAACTTATAGAACAGTTGAAGACTTCATTTGTGAAAAGATATTAGAAGATATAGAAAACTGGTATAATGATGAGGGTGGTTTTGGTGATGTTTCTATTCACATACCATCTGGTAAGTATATTGTTGATAATCATGTTAGATATTATCAAACTGAAGATTATCAGCATGAAGGCAATCTAATGGATAAAACTACTAACTAATGGCACATCCATATGAACATGCTAAGTCTTCAGCTAAAAAGTTTGGAGGAATACCAAGTGATTATATAGAGATCCATGAGTGGTTTGATGCTACTAAGGCCTGGATTGGACATAGTAAACATAGAATGTTTAGACATCATAGTGAAGGCATATTTGAATTAGAAAAATTATTTGGAGTAAGCTTTATTAATTCTGATGGTAGAACTGTGTATACTAGATATGTTGGTGAACAACATGTAAAGGAAGACTGCTTTGGATATATTCCTAGTGCAAAAGAATGGGTGGATCATATCAATGATAAAAATCCACCACAATGGATGATTAGAACAATTAAAATTGAAGACTGATGATTTTTAATAAAGAAGAGACAAAGAACCTTTTACAAATGTTAAAAGCTGGTGAAGATAATGCACACATAGCATTTCAATCACTAGAGAATTCTGATTTGAGTAATTATTTTGGTGAGCTTTTGGTATTATTTAAGCATTCAAAACTTGGTAGTAAATACTGGGAAGAGAATGCTCCTAAATGTTGGAAAATGTTAGAGACGCATGTTAGTACATCTTACGTGGCTTTAACAAGTGGTAAGTGTTTGTCTTTATTGACAGAAATGCAATGCTCTAAAGCTTCTATAGAATTATTTCTAGAGAACTTTGTAGGAGATATGGTTAAGACACTAGACCAGCTTGGCTATCCTACAGATAAATTTGAAATCAACATTAGTTTAAAAGATGAGTAAACAAGAAAGCTTAAGTAAAGTAAGCAAAGATCTTATGCTCAAAGAACCTTATTATGGTATATTTCTTATCATGTTAAATAAGGTTTGGAATAATAGAGTCCCGACTGCTGGTGTAAGTAAGAATGGTATTAATTACCAGCTGGCCATTAATGAAGATTTTTGGTTTAGTCTTTCTGAACTTCACATGCTGGGACTTCTTAAGCATGAGTTATTGCATATTGCTTTTGGTCACTTAACTACATATTTTAAGTTTAGTGATAAAAGACTTGCTAATGTAGCAATGGATATGGAGATCAATCAGTATATATCTAAGGAATGGCTGCCAGAAGGTGGTATTGACATAGATAATTATGCTGATCTTAATCTTGATAAAAAAGCTGGTTGTAGATATTACTATGATAAGCTTAGACAATTTCAAGATGAAAAAGATAAAAATGGTACTTGTGGAAATGAACCTATGGATCAATTACTAGATAATATAGAATCTGGTAATGTTCCTGATCATAGTACATGGGAAGAGTTTGAGAATCTTACTGAAGCTGAACAAAAGCTTATTGAGAAACAAATTCAGAAACTACTGTCTGATGCTAAAGAACAGACTATTAAAAAACGTGGTACTGTTCCTGGAGAAATAGAAGGAGTCATTGTAGTAGAGGAGATTGTACCTCCTAAGTTTGATTGGAAAGGTTACATCAGAAGGTTTACTGGTATAAGTACTAAAGTCTTTACTAAGAAGATTAGACGTAAAGAAAACCGGAGATTTAGTGACAATCCAGGTCTTAAGATTAAGATGAGACAGCATATGTTGTTAGCAATAGATACTTCAGGATCTGTAAGTAATGATGAGCTCATGGAGTTTATGAATGAGATACATCATATTTATAAATCTGGTGTAGATATTACTGTACTACAATGTGATACTAAAATAAGATCTATTGAACCTTATAAAGGTAAAAGAGAGTTAGAAGTTCACGGTAGAGGGGGAACTGAGTTTGATCCTGTTCTAGAATATTATAATACTCATAATAAGAAATATACTAGTCTTGTATATTTTACTGATGGTGAGGCATATATATCTGTAAAACCTAGAGGTAATATACTTTGGGTTTTGTCAGAAAGATCAAATATGAATGAAGACCTTCCTGGTAAGGTCATTAAACTTGAGTTATAATGCTTACAGTAGAATATTTAGTAGAGTTTGTTACAGAAAAAGTAAAATCTTATCCTAAAATAAAGGATGAGATAATGGATCTTTACTCCTTGTGTCTCAGTGAGATAGAAGAAGGAGCTGCTGAATACCATGAAGTTGGTATGTGTTTAAATGATATAGAAGAATTAATAGAAGAAAATTAAAAGTTATGAGTCAAGTTCAATTAAATGTAGAAGAGTTAAAAGACTTTATTAAGCATATGGTTAATAATAACCAGCATATTCAAGCTCAAGGTAAAGTACCTGTAGCAATTAATATTGAGGGTGATGCCGGTCTTGGTAAAACTTCTGCAATTATGCAGCTAGGTAAAGAGATGAAAATGCAAGTAGTAAAGCTGAATTTATCTCAGCTTGAAGAATTAGGTGACTTGGTTGGGTTTCCTGTAAAAGAATTTGAAATACAAAATGCTGAAGGTAAGACTACCTGGATAAATGAATCTCAGATAAATGCAGCTACTAGTAAAGGTTATAAAGTAGTTGGAAAGAGAATGTCTCATGCTGCTCCTGAATGGATTCAGGGTAAAGGAGAAGGTGGTTTCTTGATTCTTGATGATTATACTAGAGCTGATCATAGATTTATGCAAGCTACTATGGAGATTTTAGATAGACAAGAGTATGTATCTTGGAAGCTACCTAAAAACTGGCATGTTATCTTGACTACTAATCCAGATAATGGAGATTATAATGTAACTTCTCTAGATGTAGCTCAAAAGACTAGGTTCATATCAGTTGAGTTAAAGTATGATGTAAATGTTTGGGCTAAGTGGGCTGAGACAGCAGGAATAGATGGTAGATGTATTAACTTCATGCTAATGCATCCAGAAATGGTAACTCAAAGAGTTAATCCAAGATCTATTACTACATTCTTTAATGCTATTAGTTCTATAGAAAAGTTTGAAGATAACTTACCTATAGTTCAAATGATAGGTGAAGGATCTGTTGGAGTAGATTTTAGTTCTATGTTTACTATGTTTATTAATAATAAGCTAGACCGGATTATTTCTCCAGAAGATACTCTTACTAAAGATGAAGCTTATGTAATGGGTGCTTTGACATCTGCAGTTGGTAAAGATGATGAATTCCGTGCAGATATTTCTAGTGTTATTGCAACAAGACTTATTAACTATTCTTTGGTGCATGCAGAAAAGAATACAGTATCAGATGCTATGACTAATAGATTAATCAAACTTACTACAGACTGTGAAGCATTTACATATGACCTTAGATATTATATGATCAAAGAGATTGTTAATGGTAATAAGGTTAAGTTTGGTAAGTTAATGATGAACCACAATGTGGTGAAGATGGCTGTAAAGTAATTGAAACATAAAAGGTTTTCCCCTTTTATGACACATTAAATTAATTTAATCAAAGTAGGGTGCACATAGTACCCTACTTATTTTTTGTTTATATGGAACATTACATAAAAATTGAAATTAATCATAGTTGGAGTGGTACCACTGTTACTGATGCAGATGTGAAAATTAACTTTACTAATGCATTATCTAATAATGACTATTTTGATATTGATACAAGTGGATACACTCCTAAAGTAGGAGACAAAATTTATTTCATGCCTGGAGTAAATGTACCAAGAGTAAAACTAAAAGATCTTATTCTAAAAGATGGTATTAAGGTAGTTAGGAATCCGGATGAGGCAAATATTATTATTAGTGCCACGGATACCATACCTAAAATATCTTCAAGATTTTGGAGTCATCCTTTACCTGTAAATATTTTAAAGTTTTATGTAGAGGAAATGAATGATGTATTAGATCATAAACATATAGAAGATATAAATTCAGCTTTAGAGTTCTATACAAAAGATATTGTTCTTTGTGATTGGGCTACTGTAAGAAATCTAACTGACAGTGATCTTCCTATGTATCAAGATCTAATTAAGTTACCTGAATATGATACTCTATCTGCACTAAATGGGGAGTATTTCTATAAAATAGATGAAGATTATAAAGAATTATATGATAAGGTAAAAAATACTAAGCATATACATGAGTCTTGTCTATTAGAAATTCTTAATGGACCGAATGCTGTGGTAATTGATACAGAGATGTATGAGCAATTAAAACAGATGTTTGAAAGTTCTGATAATGATAACCATATATTAGCTATGGAGATCATGGCTAATTGTAAATACAAAGAGAGTATCTTACATTTAGAAATGTTATTCTTTTTATATGCAGATGCTATCTATAGTAAATCAAGTAGAAACCATGTCAACTTTAAGTCTTTACTTAGTTATTTAGAGAAGACATATAGTATGCATACTACACTTGATATTATCATTAAGTCTTTAAAAGAAAAGGATGTGCTTAACAAAGATAAAGTTGATGTTTTACTTAAAGAACTAGGTCATTTTATCACATCTGAAATAGAAAGCAGATACAAACTGTTTAAGGTTAAACAACTTACATTGCATGAAGATATACTAGAAAAACTAGGAGGCTACTACGCATATGATTCTGTTGTACTAGCAGCTCCTGTAGAAGAAAGTATTATTATTGAAGATACAGAACCTTTAATAACTATTGAAGAGGTTACTGAACCTGAGATAGAATTAATAGAGTTAGAATCTAAGGAAAATCTTGAGCCTGTTAAAGAACAAGTACTATCAAATAACAATCAAATAACCCAAACTAATGACACAGATGACTTTGAGTGGTTCTGATGAACTAGAAAAATTCTATCAGAAGAAGTTTTATTTTAGCTACAGTGGCTTAAATAAGTTACTATATTCTCCTGCAATATTTTATAATCATTATGTGCTCAACCAAAGAGAGGATAGTACAGACCCGCACCTTGTAGGAGGTCGGGTTCTGCACTGCCTTTTATTTGAACCTGAGAAATATGATGATCATTTTATGTCTTTACCAGGCAAGCTTCCAACAGATAGTCAAAGAAAAATTATAGATAATATCTTTAGAATACATCTAGGATATGGTAATAATTCTTTACTTTTGGAAGACTACTCAACAGATATACTCACACAGCTACTCACAGCAAACCTTTATCAGTCCCTTAAAACAGATGCTCAAAGATTAGAAAAGATTCTAACAGATGAAAACAAAGAGTATTTTGAATTCCTTAAACAAAGTCTTAACAAAACTGTAGTAGATCAACCTACTTTGGATGGCTGCAAAGCAAGTGTTGAAATACTAAAGAGTAATAAAGAAGTAAGAGCTTTATTAGGTTTAGACAAACTTGAGGAAGATGACCACATTGAGATACATAATGAGTTGCACATTAAGGTAGATCATGCTCAGTTACCATTTGGTTTTCACGGAGTCTTAGACAATGTGGTTATTGATAATGAAGCTAAGGTTATATTTATCAATGACTTAAAAACTACTGGTAAATCCATACAAGATTTTCCTGATGCAGTTGAATATTATAAATATTGGATACAAGCAGTTATTTATCTTATTCTTGCAACAGACAAATTCTTAAAGGATAAACCAGATAAAGATACTTGGCAAGTTCAAGTAACCTTTATTGTAATTGACAAATACAATTTAGTTTACCCATTCCAAGTATCTGCGGAAACTATGTTAGAATGGAGAAGTAATTTCAAAACTGTTATTCAAACTGCTGTGTGGCATTATAACAACAAGAGGTATGACTTACCATATGACTTAGCAATTGGTAATGTAAAATTGTAAATTTATGGCTTTAACTGCGCTATACACTAAGTATTTTCAAAAGTCTAAGATATTTTTATATCCGCTCTTAGACATTAAAAGGGGTAATATTGTTCCTATAGAAACTTATATAAGTTGGGGAACAAGTTATTCTCCCGAGGATATGAAACTAATATGCTTATATGATTGCAGCCAAACAAGTTTTACTGTGTTTGAAAATACAGTTTTGTTAAAACACAATAGATTGTGTGATTATGTCAAGGCAGATGATAAACACATAGTGTTTACATTTGACTTTTCTGATCTAACACAAGATTGGGAAAACTTTGTTAATGGTAAGTATAGTAGAATAAATGAAAATTTGAAGCGCAAAATTTTAAATTATTTTGATAAGAATAGTGGTAATTATGTTTATGTAGAAAGCTATCTTTTTCCTAAAAAGTATATAAAAAGATATGCTGAGCTACTAGCTGTGTCTGAAGAATTACTTCATTCTGTTGAAGAGCTTTGTGACAAACCAAATCTAGAAAAAGAAAAATTACTAATTGAAATTGCTGATTTAGAAAACATTAATGAATCTAGAGTATATTTGTAAAAATTAAAACCAACTTAAATGAGTGAAAAAACAATGATGCTTATCCAAGCAACTTGGAATGATAAGCAAACTTTCAGAATGATTCCTATTGCAGAATCTTGTCCTTATGTAGAGTGCATATTTGATCCAGACACAAAAGTATTTGTAGTTATTTCTAAAATTAAAAAGACTACATTACACATGTTACCTAAACTTGATGAGTATGGTCAACCTGTTACAGGAACTAAAGGAATGAAACAAGAAAGACACAAAATTGAAGTCTTCCAGGAGTTCTATGTAGAGGATAAAGTAGCTACTAAAGATATAGTACATGCATTTGGTGTTAATGCAGACACATTTAACTATAATTTCTTTATGGAAGCTGAGTCAGCTTCAACATCTAAATAATTAATTACTTTCCTAAAATTTCCTAGGGTATTGTGTGCACCCTTCAAGGGTACTGTGTATACCCTAGGATTTTTTATAAACTAAATGGGGGAACAGCTTAACTGAACTGTAGACATGGATTTAAGTAGTAAAGAGTATAAACTTTATGAGTTTCCATTTGGAAAATATAAGGGTGAAAGAATTAGTGAATGTAATAGCTTAAGCTATCTTGAATGGTTATTTGAAAGTGCTAAACTTGATGATAAAACCAGACAGGTAATTGGTTTAAGAATTTATCAATTAACTAATCCTAAAGCTTATAGAAAATGAGAACTCATTGGGTAATGGATTACGAAACCTTAAACAACTGTTTTGTAGCAGTATTTGAGGATATCAAAACTGAGCACAGAGAAATATTTGTGTGTCATGAATCAAGAAATGATATTGTAGAACTTGTAACATTCTTATTAAGAAATAAGAGTCTGGAAGAATGGCATGTTAGTTTTAATGGTTTAGCATTTGATAGCCAGATTACTGAGCATATCTTAATAAATGCTGATCAGTTAATAGAACAGGATGGTCATACTATTGCTAGATTTCTTTATAGTAAAGCACAGAGTGTTATACAAAGAACTAATGATGGTGAGTTTGCAGAGTTCAGTCCTAGAGAACTTAGTATTAAACAGATTGATGTATTTAAACTAAATCACTGGGATAATAATGCTAAGAGGTCTAGCTTAAAATGGATTCAATATACTATGGATTGGAAGAACATAATAGATATGCCAATTCATCATACTACAAAAGTTGATGCAAGTCTTATTGATTCTATAATTAATTACTGTATTAATGATGTTAGATCTACTAAACAGATCATGCATCTAAGTAAAAGTCAGATTGAGTTAAGAAGAAACCTTACTCAGGAGTATAACATAGATTTGTTTAGTGCCTCCGAGCCTAGAATATCTAAAGAGTTATTCCTGCATTTCTTAAGCAAACAGACTGGTATAAAGAAGTGGGAGCTCAGACAAATGAGAACTCATAGAAATAGGATTGTAGTTAAAGATATTATACTACCTTATATAGAATTTAAAACTGCTACCTTTCAAAGGTTACTGCAAAAGTTCCAGGAAGTTGTTATCTTTCCAAATGAAACAAAAGGTGGTTTTAAATATTCTATACAGTATAAAAATGTCAAAACTGACTATGGTCTTGGTGGTATTCACGGTGCGAGATCTACTAGAATATATAACTCAGATGCAGATATGGTCATCATGTCTTCAGATGTTGTAAGTTTCTATCCTAATCTTGCTATTAGAAATAAATGGGCTCCAGGTCATTTGCCACAAGAAGAATTCTGTGCTCTGTATGAGTGGTTCTTTGAGGAAAGAAAGAAGATATCTAAGAATGATCCAAAGAACTATGTATATAAGATCATACTAAACTCAACTTATGGGTTGAGTAATGATGAGAATAGTTTTCTATATGATCCTGAGTTTACTATGAGGATTACTATTAATGGTCAGCTGAGTCTTAGTATGTTGTATGAGATGCTTACAGAAGAGATTCCCGGAGCAATTCCTCTCATGCAGAATACTGATGGTTTAGAAACTATGATTCCTAGAGAGTATCAAGATAAGTATATGGAAATATGTGCACGGTGGGAAGAGATTACTAATCTTCAGCTTGAGCATACTACATATTCTAAGATAGTCTTAGGTGATGTCAATAACTATATAGCTGTAACAGAAGATGGTAAATCTAAATGTAAAGGTAGATTTGAGTATGATAACTTAGCTCTTCATAAGAACAAGAGCTTCTTAATTATACCAAAAGCTTTACATGCATATTTTGTAGAAGGAATTCAGCCTGAAGAGTTTATTAAATCTAACAAAAACATATTTGATTTTTGTGGAGGTGTAAAAATAAAAGGTGACTGGAGATTTGTAGAACATAAAATATCTAATGGAGACTATGTTGCTAATGAGTTACAACATACTATTAGATATTACGTATCACATAAAGGCTCTAAGATTATTAAAACTAATAATCAAGACACTAGAGAAATACAAATAGAGTCCGGTCAGTGGATGCAGACATTATATATAGATCATAATGAGCAGCCATTTGAAAACTATGATATTAACTATGATTATTACTTACAGAGAATAAGAAAAGAGATAAATTCTCTGGAGCCAAATTCAAACCAATTAAGTTTATTTTAAAATGCCAAGAAAAATTGAAAACACAACAAAGGCACATTTGATAAGTGTGCCTTTACCACAACATGGTGCTAGTTATACAGTAATTAGTCACCAATTTATTATTGATTATGCATATCAAACCCTTGCAAATGCAGGGTTTACAGTACTTGGTGAGGAGTACAGATGTACTGCTGATGGACAAATTGCTCAAGGTATTTATAAGTTAAGTTATAATAATGATCCTGAGCTATCTATGATGTTTGCATGGACAAACAGTTATAATAAACAAATAAAGTTTAAATGTATAGTTGGTGCATATATTGATGCAACAGGAGGTGTGATGATTTCTGGAGAAGTTGGTAGCTGGGTAAGAAAACATATGGGCGCTGCAGATACAGAAACCAAGGATATGATGGATAATTACATCAATAATGCGCAAATGTATTATGATCAGTTAGTAGCAGATAAAAATGCTATGGAGCAGATTGTACTTAATACAAGAAAGCAAGCTCAGTTATTGGGTGTATTGTTTGCAGAGTATGGAATCCTTACTACAGAACAAGCTAGTATGGTAAGAGATCAAATGAAGAAGCCAAGTTTTGCATTTGAGAACAGTGATAGTCTGTGGGCATTTTATAACTATGTGACTATAGCTTTACAGCAGTCTCATCCTAGAACATGGATGGAGGATCAAAGAATCCTGCACTATTTTATTTCTACCATTATTAAATCTGCTCCAGTACCAGTACCAGTTCAGATTGAAGAACCTGTAGAAGAAGTTGCAGATCCATTATATGAAGTTCCAAATCAGACTAATATACTAGATCAGATAGATGAGATAACTGCATTTTCTATGGCTCAGCTAGATGGTGTTAAGGCACCTGAAAGTATTGAACTTACAGAAGAAGTAGTAGCTGAAGCTATTGCTCCTATGTTTGAAGAAAGATCTGATGAAACTGTTATCTATACTGATCCTGTAGGTAATACATTTGAAGCTCCTATAGTAAATATAGAAACTCCAGAAAGTGAGTTTGCTGAGGAGGACAGCTTTAGTTTAGATGAAGATCTTCCATCACTTGCTGTTAATGAAGTTTTAGAAGATGTAGTTAACTTAAATGTTCTTCCTGTAATAGAAGCAGAAGAAGATGATGACTTTAGTTTTGATTTAGACCTTGATGAGTCAGGAGCTGATGACACTCCTGATTTCTTTTAAGTTAGTAATGTCATCAAAAAAAAGAGGGAGAAGCTCATAACTCCCTCTTTTAAATTATGCTATATTTGCAATGTTTATAGTTTAGGTTTAAAATGACAATAAAAGGGTAGGTACTTAGGTATCTACCTTTTTTTTAACTTTACAGTATGAAGGAACAACTTAAAGCCGTAGAGGCATTTCACAAAGCATTTGGTCAAGAGAACGGAAGATGGCCAAGACTAATATCTAATTCTGAATATGATCTAAGACATACTCTAATGAAAGAAGAGAATGATGAATACTTAGATGCATGTTACAAGAAGTCTTTAGTAGAGATTGCAGATGCACTAGGTGATCAGTTATATATCTTATGCGGTACTATTCTAAAACACGGTATGCAACATATTATAGAAGATGTGTTTAGTGAAATACAAGATAGTAATATGAGTAAACTAGGTGAGGATGGTAAACCTGTACTTAGATCTGACGGGAAGATATTAAAAGGACCTGGATACTTTAGACCTAACATTAATAAGTTTTTAGAAGATGCATCCGGTAGCGTTCAAAAAAGCAAT